AGCGAAGGCCAGCCAGGCGCAGGAAGCTGAGGTCGCTGTTGAGCGCGACCATGATCAGGTCCCGCCGGTCGCCGAGGTAGATATCCTCGACGTAGATCGGCATCAGAGTCTCGCCGGTACGCCGCCAAGTTTCCGTCGGATCACGCATTGGTGCCGCCCTGCCACTGATCGGGCAGATAGGACCTCTTCCAGCTCGGCCCATCTGCCCTCGACCGATACCGATAGCTGGCCTGATCGAACCACAGCCCAACTTTCCCCTCGAAGTCGCCGTTGCGCTGTTTTGCGACGTTCAGCACCACGCCGGGCTTGTCGTCGTACAGCTTGGCCGCGGCCACGTGGTCGGACTGCCGCAGCAGCCCAACGCTGTCCTCGTGCTTCCGATCGCGCCAGACAGACACGATGTTGAACGCGTTGGCGCCGATCTCCATGGCACCTTTGATGTCTTCGGTCGCCGGCGCGCCCCGATCACGCTCGCCCTTCTTGGAGTGCGCCACCAGGTGCACATGGACCTTCGACGCCATGCACCACTCGACGACGCGGTAGATCACCGTCTCTTGGCCGCCGTAGTCGTCACCGGCGACGCCCAGGCGCATAAGGCTGTCGATGATAAACTGGTCGCAGCCGTAGCGCGCGCGGCCGTAGTCGAACAGCGTCAGCATCTCGTCGATCGACCGCTTGCCGGTGTGGTCGTAGAGCAGCAGACCTGCCGTCAGCCAGTCCAGGGACGCGCGGACCGCCGGCTGCGTCGGCGTCTCGGTTCCCACGACCTGCTTCACCATGCGCTTCAGCGTTTGCCGCGGGTGCATCTCGAGGCTGGAGAGGCAAATGCGGCTGCCCTGCTTGATCCAGTCCACCGTGCAGTCGCTCAGGATCTGCGTCTTCCCAGCACCGGCATCGCCGGTCCAGATCGTCAGCTCGCCCGGGCGGAAAAGCAGCCGCTTCGCCAACGTGCCGTAGGGCGTCTGGTAGCCGACATGCTCGCCTTCCTTCGGCCAGAACAGCGCCACGACCTGGTCGGCGTACGCGCTCGGCAGCCGGAGGCCCGGCATGTTGAACCATTCTGCCTTCGCGATCGCCTCGTCCATCGTCGCCTTGGGCACGCCGTCGACCAGGCACTTGTTGCCGTCCTTCCGGGGCATCTTGACCCGCAGGCAGCGGTGGTAGCCGAGCCGGGTCGCGATCTCCTCGGCCGCCTTGTCGCCCTGCTCGTCCATGTCGGTAGCGAGGTAGATGCGCTCGAACCGCTGCATGCGGTCGTATTCGTTCTCGATCCATCGCTGTTTGCCGCCGGCACCGCCGCCGAACGGGACCGACAGCGCGTGGTAGCCGTAGGCCGCCCACGACAGGGCATCGATCTCGCCCTCGGTGAGGACGCACGCTCGAGCATCGGTCGGCATGGCCTGCCAGCCGAACAACACCGGCTCGCAGTCGCTGGCAGTCGGCACCGGCTTGGCGCCGTCGACCGAATCGCGCCGCTTTGCCAGCGCCAGCGTCCCGTCAGGCAGGATGAACGGAAAGATGATCGCGCCGTTGTCGTCTTCGCCGACGCGATAGGCGCCGAGCACGTCGGCCGGGATGTTGCGATCCTCCGTCAGGTAGGCGAAGGCACGGCCCTCAGGCGTCCGGCACTTCGGCTTCGGGGGCCGTTTCCAGACCTGCCGCGGGGCGCTGTAGGGCTTTGGCTGCTCGACCCCGAGCCATTTCCGGATGTCGTCGAGCGCCGTCGGCAGATCCATCTTGCGGGTCTGCATCCACAGGTCGATGAGATCGCCGCCACCATCGGCGCCGAAGTCGCTCCAGACGCCCGCTTTTTCGCCCGACAGGTGGACGCCAAGACTGCGGCCCTTCTCGCCATCGGTCGATCCCGCCCGCCATTCGTGGCCCTCCTTCCGGCCCCCAGGCAGCAGGTATTCCGCGACCGACAACACTCGCGACGACAGCGCGCGCTTGAGCTCGACGATGTCCGTCACAGCACGCCTCGCCACGCCGGATCATTGTCTCGCTGAGCGATAGCTTCCTGGTAGGTCGCTGCAGGCGCATCGGTCTTCCGTCGCCTGGCGATGCCGCCCATCCACTCGACCAGATTGTCCGGCGGATCGTCCTGCGCTGTGCTCAACGTCGCCAGCAGCGCAGCATGATCCTGCCCGAAATCACGGCACCATTTGCCGATCAGCGCGCCGACATCCTTGGCCGATTTACCGGCCCTAGTGGCCACGAACGCGCGCACCGCAGGCCCGAAGAGCACGGCCTTGGGATCATCGCTCGTCCGATCGAACCTGCCGGCCGAAGCTTTAGCTTCGGAACTACCTCCTCCCTCTTCCCTCCTTCCTCCTCCCTCCTCCCTCTGCGGAGGAATTTCCGAACTGTCGCCGCCTGAACCATCGCCATGGGGGAAGTCTGTCTCGTTCGGCGCATCACGCTTCCGAACTCGCGGCCTTTTACGTCGTCTCGTTTCCCCACTGTCACCACCTGAACTGTCGTCATTGGGGAAATCGGTGGTGTTCAACGCCACGTATTCCTCCAATTCTGCCGGCAGGGGGTGCCACGCCTTGGGGCTCTTCGGCCTCTGCCACTTCCGGAAATTTCTAATCGCGCCGTACTCGCGGCCGTCCTGGGTGAAGCGCTTCACCTTGTCGGCCTGCAGCAGCTCCTCGAGGAACGGATCAACGGCGCCATCCTTGCCCGGGCGCAGACGGATGCGCAGCTTCGCGGGGTTCCATTCGAACACGCCGTTGTCGTCAGCCTCGGTCAGCAAGCCGAAGTAGAACACCTGCGAATCGCTGCTCAGCGAGGCGAACTCGGGATCCGTGAAAAAGCCGGGATGGATGGACCGGATACGCGCCATTAAGCCCCCCGGAGCCAGTTGGAGCCCACGATCTCGTCGGCGCGCTCATAGGAGATGGATCCGCTCAGCGCCGACTTGACGACCATCTCCTTGACGACACTGCGCGCGACGTCGCCGAAGTGCTGCCACTCGCCGGGCCGCCGCTCATCCAAGCCGGTCTGCCGCAGCTCGGCGAGCCAGATTTCATTTTCACGCTCATCATCGATCGACCGTGAAAAGCTGTCCCACTGTTCACGTTCATGTGGACATGGACAGTGGACACCGGTCGCATCCGAGGCCGGATTTGCGACCCCGTCGCTGCACTGGCGATCTTGGCCGCCTGATAGCGCGTCGCTGATGTCGGGTGTCTGGCGCCACTCGCGGCCGTCGCGCTGTACGAGGCCCGCAGGCGATTCGGCGGCGGTGCTGGCTTCCCCTTGTCCCACCGCGTCGACGCGGTGGGACAGCTGAGACATCTCTTGCCGGTCGGTCATAGGCTCCCCGCCTGGATCAGTGGCTGTCACGTTTCGTCGTCGATGCCGAAGAAGTCGAAGAGCGTTGGGGCAGCGGCACGCCTGCCTCGCGGGCCACCTTCTCGGCTTCCCGGAGCTTCTTCATCGCCCGGCGATGGAGCCGGTCGTACTCGCTCATCAGCTTCTCGAACCTGGCCAGTGGATCGGTGCCGCTCGACTGCGTTTCTGATTTCATTTGCCCTTGCCTGCCGCCGTGCGGCGGCTTCTCGCGCTTCGTTGAGGAGGTCGCGCATCCGCTGGAGGCGATCGGCGTCAACGCCCTTCACCTCGCGGTACACCAGCTTCTTTGCTTGCCAGTAGGTGATCCCGAGCCTGCCGGCGGCTTTGTCGAGCAGGCTCGACTTGTTGTCCTCGTAGTCGCGCGGCACTAGCGCCATCACGTCCACGACGATCTGACGGGCTTCAGCAGCCGCGTTCATTTTCCCTCCCGGGGGAACGAATTTTCCCGGCACTCGGGCCATCGACATCTCCATGCTGGTGAGCGTGAAGAAGCCGAGAACATTCCAAAGCATTGGTGATGTCGCGAAGCGGGTGGCAGCCCGCCTCCGACCTGACGACGGCACGCCGCCTACGGGCGGCTCGGGGCTGGCGCAAAAATTCCATTTTTTGAGCCAACCCACCGAATTCATTTCCGCGTGCGACGACCGCGCGGACAGAGGCCGGCGCCCGCACTCCCGCGGCGCTCGGCCAGGACGACCGCAGCATGGCCCCGGCGGCGGTGCGTCCACGAAGCCGGCGGCCGGTCAGCGCGAGGCTGGCCGCCGGTTGGAGGAGGTTTAGATGGGCCGGCCGCCGCGCAGGGTGCCGCCGGAAGAGCAGCTGAGTGCCCCAATCGTCCTGCTCGCCTTGGGCGTCACCGGCTGGGCCCTGGTCATCGAGCTGATGGCCACTCTCGTGGACAAGAAGCTCCTCACCCGCAAGCGGGTCCGCGGGATGCTGATCGAGGCGGCGAACGGGG